ATTTGCATTAATGTTTTGTTATGCTTCTTTACATACATTGGGAATAGATGGATTGAAAGATTTTGATGATGATGTTTTACCTATTGTCTATGGTGATGATAATGTGGCTGCTATTAGTGATAGAGCTTTGAAATGGTATAATCAAAATACTATTTCTGTTGCTATGATTAATTTAAATCTTGAGTACACTACTGAAAATAAAAAACAAGATTGTACTGTTGCAAATTATCGTTCCCTGGAAGAGGTATCTTTCCTGAAGAGAAATTTTAGATTTCATAAGGAGAAAGGCTTATTTATTGCTCCTCTTGAGTTGCGTGTGATTTTAGAAATGCCCTACTGGACGAAGAAGGGAATTCATGAAATCACGATCCAGATGGATAATGTTGAGAATGCTTTACAAGAATTATCTCTGCACCCGAGAGAAATATTCGATGAATGGGCCCCACACATTATTCGCAATTCGCAAGAACTGCTGGACTTTACCCCTCCAGTAGTTTCCCAAAATGCGTTATTACGTGCCTCTATGGCGCGTGATGATGCGTGGTAAATGACTACTCCCTCACAGCGTGATCTTCATATCTTATAGAAAATGTCTGAAGTAAATAAGAAGATATGTATGCTGTTGTGAGAAGAGGTTTTTGTTTTTACAATTACTTATCAGGATGACCTGGGCACTCCCCTTAAAATCCAGATAACCTTCAGTGCGTCATGAAGTATTAAGTAGTACCCATGACTAAGAAAATTACTTGCTGCAAACAATAACTCAAATGGAAAGTCTCTCCAACAAGAAGACGCCCCCACTACTACAGTTTCTGAAACCGTAGTTGTACATAATGCTGCTGAAGCCCCAGTTTTGGGTTTTGAAAAATTAGTTTCTTTAGACGATAGACTTTTATCTGCTGGTAGTGATGGCAGTACTCATAGTTTACTCAGTTTCTTTTCTAGACCAGTTATAATTAGTCAAGGAATTTGGAGTGCTTCAACAGTAGCTGGAGCAGCTATAGTTACGGCTAATTTACCAGATGATTATTTGTCCCAACCTTTGGTTTTACAAAAACTAAAGGGTTTTCTAGGTTTTCGAGGAACTGCGATTGTGAAATTGCAAATAAATGCTAATCGTTTTCAACAGGGTAGACTTATTTTATCTTACTTTCCACAGGCAAATGTTAGTGCTGACAGGTATAATAATTCTCAAACAAGTAGAGTGTTTCAAACCCAATTACCCCATGTAGAGTTTGATGCTGCTACAGATACCGAAGTTATTTTTGAGATTCCCTATATTAACCGAGAGTTGTATTTTAATACTAAATCTGGTGATGGTCAATCTGGAACTTTATCATTGACTGTTTACTCTCCTTTAGTAGCTGTGACGAGTGAAACCACAGTGGATTATACTCTTTGGGTCAGTTATAAGGATGTTAAATTGGTTTATCCTACTTTCCCTGCTGGCTTTTATCCGCAATCCGCACGATTTGTATCCAAAAATAAAAAGAAAAAAGATCCTTCAAATAGTGAGATTGAGACCCGACACGACGGACCAATTTCTTCCATTCTTTCAGTTGTTGCAAATACTGCATCAGCTTTGACCCCTATTCCCTTCTTGACTAGTGTTGCGGGTACAGTATCTTGGGCAGCCTCATTAGCTGCCTGTGCTGCATCCTCATTTGGTTTTTCGAATCCTCTTAACACTACTCCATTGACGATCATTCAACAACAACCTCTTTCTAGAGTTATGAACGCTTCTGGTGTTGATAACTCATATAATCTTGGTATTCTTGAAGATAATGCTATTGAGCATCTTCCTGGATTTGCTGGAGTTGATGTTGATGAGATGTCTTTTAACCACATTTTATCAATTTGGACCTATATTACTTCAGTAGTTTGGCAAGACACTTTTGTCGATGATTTCCTATTGACGACTATTGATTTAATGCCCATTAATTTGTTCAATGGTGAAACTGGGGGTTTAGTACCTTTTGGTACGGGTAGTGTTGCACCTTTATACATGCCTCCTGTATTTTATATTGGGAGTCTATTTACTTACTATAGGGGTTCTTTCAAGATAAAACTAAAATTTGTCAAAACTGAATTTCATACTGGTCGTCTTCTGATAGGCTTTGTACCTGGTTATGGTTCAGACGGAACCGTAGTTAACGCTAATCTAGACTGGGCACACCGTGAAGTTGTGGACTTACGTCACACTTCTGAATTAGAGTTGACTTTACCTTACGCCTCCACGCGACCTTATTTATTGAATAATCAAAAATATGGTACTCTTCATATTCGAGTACTTAATGATTTGCGCCATCCAGATACTGTCTCTCCCAATGTCACGATCCTTATTGAGCAAGCTTGTGCATCAGACTTTGAATTTGCAGTGCCTCAAGCTCCCCAACTTAATCCATTTTCTGGATTTAATGGATCTTCTCCTCCATCAAGTATTACTGCTTCTATCCATGAAGTAGTTACCTCTGATCTTACCTCTCCTTTTGTACCACAAGTAGGTAATGATCTGTCAAAACAAACTGCCACATCTGCAATTGGAGACTTAGATATGGCAACAGTTGGTACAACTCGCATGACGACTGATAATCATGCTTCTTCCGCATTGTGCATAGGAGAGAAAATAGTTTCAATTAGGCAACTGCTTAAACGAGCATCAGTGTTTTATTACACTACTGCTGGTACGAAGAGTGCCTATATTTCTCCCTATGTTCAATACATTCCTATATCGTATAGTGTCACTCCTCCCCCTCTTGCTAGTTTCATACTTGATTACTATACCTATCTTATGCCACTTTTTGGTTATTTTAGGGGTTCTATGCGATTTAAATGCGCTTCAGCTGATGGTGGCTCTAGTGGTCTTGGAATGATCTCCTACCCCACTCAAACAACACTTGTACAAGGTAGCACTACTTATGCAGCAACTTTAACTAATAGAGCTGTATTTCAACCATTTGCTACGGGTGATGTTTCAGTTTATCCCTTCCCTGAAGTACAAATTCCATATTATAATAGTACTCACGTTTCTGTTAATTCAATAGAGCCGTGGACTACTAGCTTAATTGAGGGAAATAAACCATTTTCTTATTTAACTGTTTATGCTCCAACAGAAACAGCTTCTATAAACATTCGTCGACAAATAGGTGACGATTTCTCAGCTGGTTTTTTCCTGTGTACTATGCCACTCATATTACAGAATTTTACTTCTCTTCCCGTTCTCAATCCTCCTGAGAGCACATATTATCCTTAAGTTATTTAACTTATTACCCCATGAATCTAAAATGATTTCCGGTTTGCTTTTTAGTTAACCAATAGCCCCTCCGGTTTATGGGGGTTGTTGGTGTTTGGGTTTTTAAAACTACACCGTAGAAAACTTGTTTTCTGTATGAGTAACTCTCCTGCAGTTCAAAGAGTTTTTTAGTAGGGGCACTAATCACAATGTCCATAGTTTTTATAAAGTGATTTATAGAAACCTTGTTTTTCTACAAAAAAAAAAACTCTTTGAACTGCAGG